AGGATGGGTGCATTGTAGCTATGTCGGAGATCGAAACAGAAAAGAATCCAAGCGATTCGATGGGCGAACTTGGTCCCCGCTGTCCTAGTTGTGGGTGCGACAAACCAAAGATCTTTGTCCATGGACACTACCAGTGCGCCGATTGTAAATGCGTAACTGACGGTGACTGTTGTCAGGGGGCGCCTATTTAGCTTTACCCCAATCCTCGCCCAGACCTACATCTATCTTGGATGGTATCTTCATGTCTGGCACACAGTTCTCCATCAGATCCTTGATCTCAGCCACCTGTTCGTCACTCTCTATCGAAAAGCATAGTTCGTCATGTACAGTGAGCATGGGCCAATGACCATGGCCAATGCAGTCTTGCATGGCCTTCTTGGTCTGGTCTGCTGCTGAAGCCTGTATCAGGCGGTTAAGGGCCTTATATACGAAAGCTACCTTATAGTTCTGTGGGTTCTTCTGGTGCCAATCCTCTGGCCTATCGTCCATCGGCGTGTCTTGTATTTCTTGCCACTGCTCCTCAAGCTTCTCTGCGTGTATCAACGTCTTGGAATCCTTTGAGTAGCCTCTGGGCTCACGCATGGGGAATCGGCACTTACGGCCCAACAAGGTACGAACCTCGCAACGTTGAGACGCCGCGTCCATGACAGAGGACGCCAACGCCCGTATGAACGGAACCTTCTCATCGTATTCGTTGCGTATCGCCTTGGCTTCCTCAAAGGGTATGTCTCCAAGGGTAGCGGCCAACTTACCAATGCCCATGCCATACATGGTGCCTAGATTTATGATCTTGGCTTGGTATCTATCTACGTCAGCGATGTCTGCCATGATCTGATGGAAGTCTACATCTGACTCTTGGTACTGCTTGACGATCTCTATAACCCGCTCATTCTCTTTGGTTGCAGGGGCAATAGAAGCGTAGTGCATCAACCATCTGGGCTCTTGGGAGCTGTAGTCAAAGCTTCCCCATCGGCACCCTTCTTCTGGCAGAAAGAGACCCCGAATGAGTTCTTTGATTTCTGGATGCCTAGAGGGAACTTGCTGTAGATTAGGATGGCTTGACGAGAAGCGTCCAGACACAGTTCCACCTTCATCCGAGCGCAACTGATTAAACTGACAGTGGATGCGGCCATTATGCTGATGGTTAAGAATCGTGTCCACGAAGGTCGTGTTAGCCTTGTTGTACTCACGAACCTCCAGAATCTTTTTGGCGATGGGATGTTCATGGGTCTTCAAGAAGTGCTTTGTAAAGCTGGGCGCATCGGACTTAGGCGTCCTCTCGTAGGGCAACCCAAGACTGTCAAAGGCAGATGCAAGACTTTTGGCGTTCCACGGTTCAATGTGGACTCCTGTTTCTTTGTGTAGCTCCTTCAAGATATTCTTTTCTCTGGATAGAAGATAGGATTTCGTCTTCTCTGCCTTGTCCAAGTCTACCCGAACCCCACGTTTACGCATCTCAAACACAAGAGGCAATAACGACAGTTCCATCTCCAGAATGTTTTGACAGTCATCCTCCTCCAATCTCTTGGAGAGAACGTCCCACAGCTTCAAGGTAAGTTCAGCGTCACCCTCCGCATACAAGGCAACTCGCTCTGCCGGCAGCTTCCACATTTCAGCTTTAGCGTCTACGCCATGCTGACTTGCGGCACGTTTCAGGTCTTCTTCTTTCTTCCTCTCGCCCAGATATGTCGCACCCAACGCATTAAGGGAGTAACTAAATCTGTTTTCGTCAAGGATTGGAGCGGCGACCATAGTGTCAAGAATATCACCTTTGACCTCAATACCTTCTGATAACAACCAGCCTAGATCATACTGTGCATTGTGAAAAACAACAGACATACCGTGATCAAGTTGACTTTGGAGCCAGCCGGTTACGAGACTCTTGGCCATGTTTCCTCCCCCTTCATGACCAATGGGTAGATAAGCACTCCAACCGGGGGCGGCGACAGCGATGCCTATAAGTTTGCCATCGTTCCTAACCCAACCTGGCCCCAAATCCTTTATGCCGGGATCTTGAGTCTCGACATCTATGCAGATAATTTTTTCGCCAGACAGATCTGGCAGATGTTCTGGCGGCGACCAGACCTTCTCATCAAATAAGTCTTCACGCATCTTCGGATAACGCCGCCCACAACGCGGTATAGGCAGACGCATCTACACCATCATCGGAGTTTTTATGCCCTACCTCTTGTCGGGCAACTTTTAGCAACGTCATGCAGAAAGCAACGTCAGATGGCTTTACAGAAACATCTAAGAAAGCTGACCACAACTCTGCCGCTCGAGCGTGTAAAAGGCTGTAGTCTCCATGCTGATGAGCCCTTTCTCCAGTAACAAGTGACGCTGCTTCGGTTAGTATGTCGGCGGGTCTCATAGCTGATAATTCCTATTGGTTGTGGGATATAGAACGTGAAGAGACTGCTTGGCCCTCGTCACGGCTACGTAAAAAACTCTGTGTTCTATAGAGGGCTTTTTCTGGTATTGCTTATACGCGGCATACGATATGTCAGGAATGACTATAATGTTGTCTGCCTCGCCCCCTTTCATGGAGTGTATTGTGCTTACCTTTATACGAGGTTTCTTGACGTTGTCCCCTCTTTTCAATGCGTTAAGAATATAGTTTTTCGTTTCAAGGTCAATCTTTCCAAGGGCCTGATGCCATCGCAGAGACTCATCTACTTGTAGACCTAGATTCTCCTTTGCGTAAGACAGGGTATAAAACTCCTCCTCGTTCATCATCATAAGATTTCTGGACTTGGGGCCGTAGCCTTTAGTAAATTCCTTACCGACTTTCATAAAGGTGTAGATGTTACGAATCTTTGTTGGCGCCATAGGCTGACCTTTGCACCAAGACTCCCAATCCATAATGGCTTCGTAGGTCTTGGTTGGAATGCTGGGGTGGCCATTGCGGCTGTACACCCACCCCTCTTCTTTTAATTTATTAGCATGGTAAGAGGCAATCCGATTGGTCCTCGCCATCAGACACCACTCCCCTTCACCCAACGGTACATCCAATAAATTTTGATGATGTCTAACACTCCCCTCGTGGTCCCGTGGATACCAGTTCTTGGGGGCTCTACCGTATATCCTATTGACGATGCTTTGCGCTTGATCCCATATAATATTCGGCACACGGTACGACTGATTGAGGACCGTCTTCTTTTCTGTCGCACTCAAGAACGCTTTAACATCTGCACCTTGAAAGCCCATGATGGCCTGATCGTCATCACCCGTGAACACTTGTATGCGGGGGTTTCTCCTAAGAACATTGACCATGGACCACTGAAGGGTAGATAGATCTTGTGCCTCGTCTACAAACAAGGCGTCAATGCCCGGACAAATGTCGGCCGCATTGAAGTTTTCTATCATGTCTGTGAAATCTATCTTGTGTCGCGTTCTCTTGTAGTCCTCATAAGAAAGAATAAGTCTTTTGAGTTCCGCGAAGTGTAGGCCATGGTCCCCCATCAAACGATACATCTCTTCAAAAGGCATCTTCTTACTTCGTGCCAGATGATAGAGGTTCATGTAATGATCACCTTGGGATATCCCTAAGTTGTCAAAGTCTGTCTCAATATTTTTATTTTTGGTTCCAAACGGGATGCCCACGGCGTCCCCAATAATTTTAAGATCTTCTGGAGACATTACATCATCTGTAGTGTAACCCCCTGCCCTGTAAGCCATGGAGTGAAGAGTCTGAAAGAAAGGTAGGTCTCTTTCATCAATGTTCCAATCCTTGACCACACGGTCACGGCTTTCTCCCGCAGCTTTACGTGTAAAAGACACACAGGCTATGCGATCTGGGTCGATGCCTTCTTGGATACAATCACGTATCCGATTGGAGTTCGTCTGTGTCTTCCCCGTTCCCGGGGGTCCTAGTATCGTCTCGCTTTCCATTTATTACTCTCTTACAGGCCAGACATAGTTCGTCATCACCTTCCCAAAAGGTTCTGGTGACGCTTCCACACCATGGGCAATCTATCCAATGATCATTCAACCTCAAAAAGGTGGGTCCTCTGGTTCAAACGTAACTTCTGGAAGATCCACTTCTCCCCTATTCATCTCTGGCACGAACCACACCCGAACCGACTTCCATCTATCTTGGTTGTCCTTAAACCGATAAGTTTTGTCAGCCTCAATGCCATCGTTCATTTCTTTGAGACGCTCTGTTATCTGACCACGGGTGTAGAACGTGAACCCACAACGCTTGAGATACTCTTGCAGCGCACTAAGCTTGAAGTATGTCAGGCCGTCCTCTGTCCATGGCTTACCCGTAAGCAACTCCTCTGCACTGTGGGCCGAAATACGTGACGTGCAGAAGGTCTCCACCAACTCCATGAACAAACCTTTATAAGTTAGTTCGTCTGGAACTGAGATGCGTGTCGCGTCATTGAGCAAGGTATCTATCAGGTCACGCCAATCGCCATCCTTCATCTTGGCTGGCATCTTGTACATCTGTTCCATGCAAGCACGTTGAAACTCTACCTGCATCTGTAACTGTTTGGTGGATAGTTCCAATCTTGCCCCGTCTACATTGATAAACCAAACAGGGGGCTCTGACTCCACAACTGTCAGTCCCCCTACCACAGGGTGCGAGTTGTGAAACCCTATGCCAAACTTACGACTGCGACACAGGGACTTGTTGCAATGACTCTGCAACGGTTCTTGCTTGCACGTGAATGCATAATCCTTTTTCTCAAGCTGTTCCTGTATCGAAACAATCTCTCTGGCGGGTAGGGGTGGGTTGCAATAGTCCCTGTTGTGCTTCTCAAGTAACTCTTTCCAATCGTTAGGCGAACACTTCCTGTAGTAGATGCCTATGTTCAAAAGTGTAGTGTTACGCCCACCCTCTGGTATCCCGAACTCTGTCAGTTGCTGACAACAAGGGGGGCCATCTGGAAGCACACTGCTTTTAGAACCAAGCTGTATGGCCGCTAGATCCTTACCTGATATGCGAAGCTTCTCTGCCAGCTTCAGAAAATTATCCAAAGACAAGCTGTCACCATCTTTGGTCAGGGCATACCGTGTTGTGTGTTTAGCGTTTTGATACGGTAGGTTTATGAAGTTTCCTATGTCTCCTCTGTCCGCTCGAACCTCTTCTTGCTTTGGGAAGATCTCGCAGTTGCCCCAGCCAAGGACAGATGCAAACTCTGCCAGCCTGTCCCGCACTTCTGCGGCTGCGATCTTCTCTGATAAAAACAAGAACAGATGAGCGCCACCCGACTTTGAGCGGCACATGACTAAGGGAAGTTTAAATCTCTTGACCTTCTCCAGCAAAGCCAGGAGGTCCAAGTTGTAGTCGTCAATGTCTAACGCACCAAACGAACACTTGCTTTGCTCATCGATGGGTATGGACCCGACGCCAAGCTTCCCGTCCAAGTGATCTTGAACAAGTTCCACGGTCAACGGTTCATGGACGATTTGATACTTGGCTTGTGTCTTACCGTGACGAGCACGATCTAACACGCCAGCTTGGCCATGGGCTTTTCCATAGCCTTCAAATAATTTTAGAAATCTTTCTGATGCTTTCTTCATAAGAAAAGAGGCTCCCTCGTG